TGTCATGTACTAGCTAAAATTCCCGAAGATATAGATTTAAATAAAAAAAAAATGCTTACAATTATTAAAAAAGGAGCATTATTATGCAAAGAAAATACAAATAAACTCAAAAGTCTGTCTACTCATGTTTTTATGTATACTTGTGTAAAAAATGTTATAAAAACAGATATTCCTGGAACTGTACATTTAAGTGAAAAAGCTAAGTTGATTGATTGTTAAAACGAAGTGACTATTAAAACAAAGTGACTATTAAAACAAAGTGACTATTAAAACGAAGCGACTATTAAAACAAAGTGACTATTAAAACGCAATAATTTCCAAATCTTTTAAATTCCAATATTCAAATGCTCCTCCTGGAATAGGTCTTCTGATAATAAAAGGAATTCTTTTTTGTTGCAGTTCTAATTCCGCAATAATGTATCCATCAATAATATTTTCTGGAACCTTTACAAGAGGTTTCGCACCACATTCTATTTGTTTTGCTCTTTGACCTAAAATTCGTGCTTTTTCATATTTTGTTAAATAAGGAAGTGTTCTATGAAGTGGGTCAATAATAATATTATTACTATCCCTAATAACAGCTGTAAATTTTGCAACTTCATCATAATTATGTTGAAGACATTCGGGATGAAATTCCTTTATGTAACTATTTGTAGTATCATTATCAAATTTTTGTAAATAATTATCATCATATTCATCATCATCTTCATCATCTGAATCATTAGGTATAATAATATTATTATTAACAGGTGTTTTTTTTGTTTTTTTATTAGAGATTTTTTTGTTTTTATTTTCTTCTTCATAATCTTCTTCATCTGATAATTCTTCTTCTTCATCTTCGTCTTCTTCATCTTCAATTTCAATTTCTTTTACACCACCTATTTGAATATTTTCTTCATCTTCATCTAGATCTTCATCTACATCTACATCTTCCTCTTCTTCTAAAGAATTATTATCATCTTCCTCATAGTCATCTATGGTTGGTACAATCTGTTTTTTAATATTAATGTTTGGCTTGACAATTATTTTTTCATTTTCAGAGATTTCACTACTACTATCATTATCACTTTCATAAGAAGATTCGTTATCACTCATTATTTATATATATTAAATATCTTTTTAATATTATTACTTATTCAATTTTTTATAAAACAAAAAATATTTACATTTTTATTTTATATTCAAGATTCTAAAATAAATGGATACATATTCATCATCGTTTTTACAATTTTATTCATAATTTTATCATTTCTATAATATTTCATGTAATTATAACCATTCATCGCTATTTCTTCACATATTTTTATATTATTCAAACACCATTGATATTTTTTTAATAAATCACTTCCATCCGGTTTTATCGGAATAAAATGAACCCATTCTTTTAATCCATTACCAAATAATATATTTTCTTTTGTAAATGGAAATGTATGTAACGGACAAACAAAAGAATTTAAAGCCCAAATAAAACTACTAGACCAATCATTTCCTTCTAAACATAATATAAATTTATATTTGTATAATTCTTCTAATGAAATACTTTCTTTATAATATTTATCTTGTATTTCTTTTGGTAAATGAGAACCTAACTGACAATAATTTGAAAATCCAATATCAATATTTTTATCCAATTCAAATGTTTTTTCTATAAAATGAAATCTATATTTATCACCTAGTCCCGTAGTAGACCCCCTCCATATAATTTTATCATATTTATTTACAAAAGGTGTCGTATCTAAAATATAATTACTTAAATAAAAATAATGATTGGTTGGAAATAGAATATAATTTGTTGAATTATAATCTCTGTTATGTGTGATACATGGAACATCTGAATTAGTAACATTATCATCTAAATATAAATTAATTATATATTTAGTATTATTATTCGTGTTTAAATAATTCATAAATAATTGTTGAAAATCATTAATACGATGATCAATAACATGATTAGAAAATACATCATTGTATACAAATAATAAATTATTGTTTAAAAAATGATTCTTATTTTCGTTATTCTTATTCTCTAGATAAATTTTTTTTTCTTTTTTAATGAGATCATAATATTTTCCATATCTAAATTTAACCTGATAATAAATAAATATTTTTTCTGATATAAAATAATTAATATTAATATCACTACTTAAGTTTATTTTAATCAAAGGAATATTTAATATCTTTTTTTTGATATTCGGATTTATATTTTCATCTGTATTAACTAAAAAAATAATATCACACTCGTCAAAATTATCTATTTCATTTAAATTTATATTATCTTTAATAATAATATTTGAATTGTTTAGAAATTCATTTATATAATTTATTTTTTTATCAATAAAACAATAAAAATACATATTTTATTATATATTATTAAATAGGTATATATTATTTATATAATATTTTTACAAATATATTTACTTTCTATTACTTTATTACTTTTATTACTTTTATTACTTTTATTAGTTTATATATTGATTTATATTTTTACAAATAATGTTTGATTATAAGCTATCATTTGTATTCCATACAGTATCACATTCTGAACATAAATATACATATTTCATATTTGTATCATCGTATCTAATATAAATAATTTCTCTTTCTTTTCCTTTTGTATTCGTTGAACAATCAGAATTTGGACATAAAATGGTATTAATTCTTGGCAACGTAGGGTCTAGTTTTGTATACTTGTTGATAATGTGACTAAAAGATAATTCACTCTTTTTCAATTGTGTTTTTGATACACATACATTATCGGTAACTAAACTTGTATCTTCATTTCCACAATTACGACAATAATAAACTAATTTGTTTGGATTATCACTATTAATTCTTATATAATACATATTTTTGCAGATAGAACAGAAATGCATAATAATTATTTATATTATACTTTCATATTATTTATTTATTTCAATTTTGTTTTAAAATATAAATAATATAAAAGAGAAAACAAAAATAAAAAAGTATTTATTATACAATATGATGATTCTCATAATTATTACTACTATTATTACTATTACTACTAGACAATAGATCACTACAACTTTTTAACTTTGCCAAGAGTGTAGGATAATCTATTTCTACTACCATACTATAAATTCCTGTTTTCACAACTTTTAATTTACTGAATTTTCCTATCATGGATTTATTTTCAACAAATTTTGTCACCTTTTCAACATTTTTTAAAAAATTCTCTTTTATAAACAAATCAAATAAATCAAAAAAAGGTATACAGACCCCTTTTTTTCTCATTAAAATATCACAAATAGCAATATTAATATTTGCGTATTCAATAATATCCGTATAATTGTTAAAATCAATATGATTTTTTGAAACACATGGTTCATTTAATAGCGGCTCTTTACAAAGTAAGGTACATAATGTCAAAAGAACAGTTGAAATCGTTTGACATGATGTCCACTGTTCCCCTCTCCACGTATTTAAAAGTGATATGCAAACCTTTCCACATTTATATAAATTCGGATTAAATCGTATATCATTTCCATTGGTATAATATTTTACAACTGGTGGACTATGCGGATAATCCGCAGGATAATTCAATTCAAAAAAATAATTTCCGGCAAAATACGGTGTCTCATCTGGACCCACTATTAACGCATATCCTTTTAACATATCTTCGTCATCATGAATATAATAAATGCCATTTTCTGTCAATGGATTTTTAATAATTTGTTTTACATCTTTTAACAAACGATGGATTGTTTCTTTGGATATAACTATGCTCATAAAATATATATTATATATACAAGTATTGTTTTATACTAGTTTTATACGATATTTACATTATTTATATTTTTTACAATTTTAAATTTAAAAAAAATGAAATAGAAAAATATTCATATATTATATCATCCTATGAATAATAAAATGAATACATCATCACAATTTACAGATTTGAATGAATTCTTGGCAAAGCATTGTGCTAATAATAATAGTAATTCCGATAAAATTATTACACATACAAGAATTCCTGACAAGAAATTAAATATTTATGGTGGATCCTATATTATTCCAAAAGAAGAATTACCTATCTTTTATAATTTATATTACGATTATGTCTTTGTAAAAAAGAAAAAAGAATATCTAACAGAAAAACAATTGGAATCCAAAGGTCCTATGGCCGTTGATTTTGATTTTAGATACATTTATGATGACATTGACTCGCGGCAACATACAAAAGAACATATTCAAGATATGATCCTTTTATATTTAGAAGAACTGAAAGAATGTTATTTATTTGAACAAAACAAACCATTTGATATTTTTATTTTTGAAAAACCAAACGTAAATCGTTTGGATGATAAAAGTGTTACCAAAGACGGAATTCATATGATTATCGGGGTTCAAGTAGACTTTACAATGCAATGCATTATCCGTGACAAAATAATTGAGAAATTACCGGAAATATGGGAACTTCCACTTGTAAATACATGGAATAGTGTTTTAGATGAAGGAATTAGTAAAGGGACTACGAACTGGCAACTTTTTGGATCCAGAAAACCAGATAATGAAGCATATGAATTAACCCAGCATTTTGTATTGACGTACGATAAAGCAGATGGTGAATTTATGATGGATGAAAAAAAGGTCCAAGATTTTGATTTGAAAAATAATTTTATAAAATTATCGGTTCAGAATGATAGTAATGTAAAATTTGAAATCAATCCAAAAATAATTGATGTATATAATACGAAATTACAAAATAAAAATTCTAAATTTAAAAAACCTTCAAGTAAAACAAAAGTGAAATTATTAGTGGATGATGAAAACGATGAGAATGATAATGATGATTATATAGCTCTATCAGATATTAAAGACAAAGACACCTTAAATCGTGCGATAGAAATTATGTTGAAAAAATTAAAACAGAATGAATATGAAATTAGAGAGACGCATGAATATGCACAAGTTTTACCTGAAAAATTTTATGAACCTGGGTCTCATCTATTGAATAGACAAGTAGCGTTTGCATTAAAACGTACAGACGAAAGGCTCTTCTTGTCTTGGGTTCAAGTACGAAGTAAAGCAAGTGATTTTGATTATGATAGTATTCCTTCTTTATATCATGACTGGAAAAAATACTTTAATTCGTCCAAAGAAGGCGTGACAAAACGCTCTATTATGTATTGGGCAAAACAATATAACTTTGAAGGATATGAAAGAGTAAAAAAAATGTCTATTAACTATGCGATTGACGAATCGTTAACTAGTCAAACGGAATACGACAAAGCGCTCGTTTTAAAGCAAATGTTCAAGGATAAATATGTTTGTGTGAGTTATGATAAAAAGGGATCCTGGTACAATTATCAAAATCATAAATGGGTTGTTGATAACAAAATTAGTTTGAGAGAAGCAATATCCAAACAAATGTATGATTTGTATACTACTAAACAAGAAGAATTAAACAATGAATATCAAAATTATGATCCGAATGATGAGAGAGCTGAGTATATTAAGAAAAAAATTAAAATAGTAGGAGATGTCATGCTTACATTAAAGAAAACCAATGATAAAAATAATATTCTTCGTGAAGCCATGGAACTCTTTTATGATGGCGATTTTATTAAGAGCATAGATACAAATAAATATTTAATGTGTTTTAATAATGGTGTCGTGGATTTTAAAAACAAAGTATTTAGAGAAGGGTATCCAGAAGATTATATTACAAAATCAACGAAAATTGACTATATTCCTTATGACCTGATTGAAAAAAATGAAGACTCGGATGAAAATAAAAATAAATACAATGAATCCAAATCAGAAATATTATTATTTATGAACAAATTGTTTCCGATTCCTGAATTAAATAGATATATGTGGGATCATTTAGCTGCTTGTTTAATTGGTTCTAATAAAAATCAAACGTTCAATGTTTATCATGGAAGTGGTAGTAATGGAAAATCTATTATTGCGGATTTAATGGCGGTTACCTTGGGTGAATATAAAGGAACGGTTCCGATCACACTTGTTACTGAAAAAAGAGGACTGATTGGTGGAACTTCGGATGAATTATTGAAATTAAAAGGGGTAAGATATGCGGTTATGCAAGAACCATCCAAAGGCGTAAAATTAAATGAAGGTATAATGAAAGAACTTACTGGTGGTGATCCTATTCAAGCCAGAGGATTGTATTCAGAAAGTGAGATTTTTGAAACTCAGTTTAGTTTGGTTGTTTGTACCAATAATTTATTTGATATTGATAGTAATGATGATGGAACCTGGAGACGTATTCGTAAATGTAATTTTGTGTCCAAGTTTATTGATGAGGGTGAAAAACATACCGATGATACGAAATACGTCTTTTACAAAGATAAATCATTGAAAGAAAAATTACCGTCTTTTGCGCCTGTGTTTGCTAGTATGTTAGTAAAACGTGCATTTGAAACCGATGGAATTGTTGAAGATTGTGAATATGTGATGAATGCATCCAATGGATATAGAAAAGGTCAAGATCATATTGCTGCGTTTGTTTCTGAGAATATTGAACAAACTGGCAATCCAAAAGATCGCGTTAAAAAGACGGAAATTATTCAACATTTCAAAATGTGGTTTCAACAAGAACAAGGAAGTAACCGAAAAATGCCAAAAGGTCAAGAATTATGTGACTATATTGATAAGAAGTTTGGTTTACATAAATCCACTGGATGGCATGGATGTAAGATAGTATATCCGGAGGTTGAAGAAACAATTGATTTTGAATAAATAATTTTGATTAGGTAGGAGTGAAAAAAATCCCGAGAAAATATTAAGAAAAATAAAATAGATTAAATTGTCTATTTTATTTTTTATTTTTTTATTTTTTTTATAAATTTCATTTCAAATACCGAATAAAAATTAATGTGTTTCATATAATATTAATCATATTCAACCCAAGAACGCATAAAAAAGACATCACTTAAAGCAAAATAACTAAAAAATAAAATTGCACCCTTTATTGAAAATGTTACAATCATTAATGCCAATAATATAAGTAAATTTTTGATTATAGATGATGACCTACCAGAACCAAGGCCAATATCTAAATAAAATGGCACATATTTAACTATAATTAATACTAATAATAAAAATATAACTAAAAACTTATATGATAAAAGATGAATGCCAGAAATTTGAGTAATAATAAGATTAATAAAAAAAGTAGTTATTATTAGTTTAAATACGTTGAAATAATTGTTTCCTCCCTCTAAATATGTACACATATTATGGCTATATTTATCTTCTTTATTCAATTTAATATCGCTCGTAAAAGCAATAGATAAAACTGTTCTTTCTGAATTATCATCATTGTTTGGAGGAACTTGATGAACTGTAGTTCCACCATTAAATATAGCTGCATCGCCTTCCTCAAAGTTTATAGATTTAATTTCATTATTGTCGTCTTTACATTGTAACGGACTTATTTCTCCTACTTTTTTAAAACATATTATTATATTGTATATTTCACTAAGATTTTGAGGGTCAACATGCCATAAATGCTGTGAAGTATTTCCATGATACACATAAATAGTTGCCTTATTTACGTTCATATAATATAATTTTTTTCCTATTTCTTTTTCATAAGCTTCTCTAACCTTTTCGCTAATACCAGATATTATTGCTTTTTCATTTTCGCTAAATTTTTCACAACACTGATATGTTGTTGTATTTTTTCTTGAGAATACAGACAAATCATTACCTTCTGGTATTTTTATACTTTGCAATTTCTGTATATCTTCTTTAGTTAATAATTTTTTTACTGGTTCGCAAAATGGCTTTAGTTTTTTATAATAAGTCAAACTATCTGTTCGTCTATACATGTTTATTATTCTTCTGCAGAAATTTTGTCCATACAACTCCATAAAACCAAAATAATCTAAAATAAATAATAATATAAAATAAACGAATGGTGTTAAATATTTTTTATTCTTATAAAATGCATCCCTCTTTTTAATAATCTTATAAAATAAAGAGGATAAATTCATATCTTTCATTATATATTACAATTATAAAAAATTACAATTGTAATTATTTAAATTAATTAGCATTTTAAATGTGCAAATGTGCAAAGATGTAAAATTCTATAAAGTTAATAGAACATTTTTTGGCAACATTTCATATATTTGGTAGACAAAATTTACGATCAAAGCTAATATGGGTGAAGACACAAAAGGAAGAATAATGAATGCAATTAAAATACCTATTTTTATTTTAAAGCTTAAAAAGGAGTCAAATGCGAAAATAGAAATGGCAAAAATAATGATTGTAATAATATAAATAATAATTAAAATGCTGTAATATTTGTTCAAAGATAGAACTCCTTCGTTTTCATAATATGTTTTTCTCTCATTTGTAAAAATATCCGAAGAATTTTCTTTTAGTTCCTTTTCTAAAATGTCGTTTTCATCTTTATATTTTGTATATAAATCAAGAACATTTTGATAATTGATTAATAAACTACTATAAGTATCAATATTTGCATTTATACTTGAAACTTGTTCATCAAATGTAGTTGTAAATATTTCGGATACTTTATCTGCTTTTTCATTCAAGGATGTATCTAGATACTCATCGTATCCGGATTCTCCTTGTGTAAACGTAACATAATTTTTTTCTGCGATTTCTACATTTTCTTCTCCAGAAGATGCATTCATTTTTGCTGCTAAATATTTATCTTTTAATTCTTGAGACTTTTTCCGGTATTGACAATCTGAGTCACAAGTAATAGCACTTCTTGCTTGTTCTAACATTGTATTAAAGTGATTGGATGAAGCAA